AGAAACTATATCAAGAGAAGCTCCAGAAATAGAGGCTAGAAAACTAGCTTTGTATGACCAAGCCATAGAACTAGCAAGAACACCTATGGAAATACCTGCATATCAGGTAGCAGGTCCTTCACCTTTAGAATCACAAGCTTTTACAAGAGCAACACAAACTGGCATAGGAGCAGTACCAGTACAAGCTGGAGTTGGTAGCACAGTAGCCGCAGGGCAAGTGGCTATGCAAGATATTACGCAACAAGGAGGGTTAATAGATTCTTTTATGAACCCTTATCAACGATATGTAATAGATGAAATAAATAGACAAAGTGAACAAAGAAGAAACCAACAAGCAGCACAAGCAATAGAGAGTGGAGCTTTTGGTGGAGGTAGAGAAGGAGTAGAAAGAGCAGAAGAAGAGAGATTACGATTAGGATTAATAGGCACAGCTCAAGCAGATGCTTTTAAACAAGCAAGAGCTTCAGCTCAAGCACAAAGACAATTTCAAACAGAAGCACTCCTAAATCAAGCAGGTACTTTTGGAACTTTAGGACAAGCACAACAGTTAATGGCACAAAAGGATATAAGTCAACAGCTATCAGCAGGACAGTTGCAAAGAGACATAGCACAAAAAGGCTTGGAGGCTGCAAGGGCTACAGAAGTTGCAAGACAGGCAGAACCATTTCAAAGAGTAGAATTTGCAAAAGGTATTATGACAGCATTACCAACAACAGCATCTCAAATAACTGCAACAACAGGACCTGGGGCTAATCCTTTGGCACAAGCCGCAGGTGCAGGGATTGGTGCATACGCAGCTTACAATTTATTAAAACCAATGAATGCAGTAGACTAATATGGCAACTGATAACAAAAATATTTTTGATTTTGAAAACAGAGAAGAAGGAGAAGAAATACAATCTGACACAAGAGACCTTAATAATCAAAATGTACCTCCCACGATAACAAGACCTATGGAGTCAGTATCACAACCTATATTTAGTAGAGATGAAAGAGTGGCTCTTACATTATTGCCTTTGGCTTCTGCTTTGTTGCAAGGTAAAGCACCTGGAGGACAATCTTTACTTAGTAGCACTTTAGCAACTGCAGGACAAGGCTTAGCTGCAAGTGGTAATGTTGCCTTGCGTATTAAAGAACTAGAAGGGCAAAGAAGAAAAGAAATTGGTACTGGACTTAAAAGTGTTAAATTACAACCGACTGCTGGTCCAGTAGAAATACAAGGAAAAGTATTTACACCAGACATGGGTAGAGAATTTACTTTAGATGCAGCAACTAGGATGATGTACCCACCAGATACTTTTACGGAGGTTACAGCAGACAAAACAACACCTAAGTTTGAACCTAAAAAATTTCGTTTTACAGAAGATGTGGAATTACAAGATGGAACTAAATACCAAGCAGGACAAGAGGTATCATTATTACCAAAAGATTCTTTGTATTTATATAACACTTATGGGGCACAGGCTTTAAAGGAAATTAAAGATGTTGACCCACCTTCATCTTTAAAACCAATAAATTTTATGGTAGATATTTTTCAAAAAGGTAGCGATGATATAAAAAATAATAGAAGGTTTTCATTTGGACAAGATGAGATAGCTAAAGCATTCTTATTAGCTGAAGCTGAATCTAAACCAAAAAGAGTAACAATTAAATTACCTGGTGGTGTTGAAGAACAAAGAATAGTAAGAGACTTAGATTATGTGAAAAATTTAAAAAATATATATGGAGATGAAGTCTTTGAGCAATTATGGACTTATGCCAATTTAGGTGAAAATTTTTATGCTGATTTAGGAAATGATGTAGTAAAATCAGAAACAGCTATAGCAAAATTAGAAAGACCTATAGACTACGATGCTCTTAGAACTGGTAAAAGTAGTGATATTGTAATAGCAAGAAGAGTAAACTTACCTGATGCTGCAAAGAAAACTTTAGCTTCTGCAAGTTCAGTTATTCAAGACTTAGCTAATGTGAGAAGAAAACTCTTTAAAGATGGTGTATTACAAAGAGATATTTTATTAACACCAAATAAAGTTAAAGTATTAAAATCAGGTGCTGTATCTTATGCAAGAAGTATGCAAAGAGCAGTAGAAACTTTATTAAGACAAAGGTCAGGTGCAGCCATAACAAAACAAGAATTTGACAGATATCAAAATTTATATGTTCCTACAACTCTAGACTCAGAAGAAGTAGTCAAACAAAAATTATTAGCTATGGAGAGAGAATTTGGAACAATTATTAAACTTATAAGAAGTGATAAACCAGTTCAAATTTATGATAGTGTTAATGACATTAAAATCAATGGTATGACTCTAGAAGAGCAATGGGAAAAGGGCATATTTAAAGATAACAAAACTATAAAGACTAATGAGGCAGATAATGAAACTGGAGGAGCTAGTATAAACTAATGACAGTATTATCACAAAACAGATTAGCAATTAGTCCAATTCTAATATTAAAAGATGGAACTATAGCTCCACCAGGTACTCCAGAAAATGATGAAAATGTTGCAACTGTTATACCAAAGATTGATTTGTCTATGGGTGCATCAGCATCTTTAAGAGCTAAAGTTGGTAACAGAGATAAACCAGAAGAAAGACTTGCTATTATTAAACAATTCTATCCTGATGCTATACCTACATCAAAAACAATTAATATACAGACAGAAGACCCAAATGACTCAAATAAAAAAATTACAAAAAAAGTTACTATTGGCGATTATTTAGATATTGGTAATGATAATTTTATTTATACCGATATGGTAGATGGAAAAGAAGTGCAGAAGGTATATAATGAAAAAGGTTTAAGTTTAGGAGATGTAGCATCTTTTGGTAGAACTATAGCAGAAAATGTTGGTGGAACTTTAGCTGGAACTGCTGTTACTGTTTTAGGACAAGCAGGACCTCAAGCACTTACCCCAGAGGAAATATTTACTGTACCAACAGCTATAGCTCTTGGTTCTGAAGCAGGAGGTCAGTTATATGATAGAGCTGTAGATATGTTAATAACAACTGCTGGTAAAGAGTTGGTTAGTCGAGGAAAGATGTCTAGTCAAATTATTAAAATGTTAAGTAACATAGGTATTGAAGCTTCTGGTATAAGGTCTGTGGATGCCTTAGTTGAAGCAGGTAGAAAAGTTACACCAAAAATAGGTCAACTATTGTTGGGTATAGGAAAACAATCAAAAGAAAAAGCAAAAGAGCTAACTAAAAAAGCTGCAAGTTTAGGATTAAAAATACCAACAATAGGTTTAGCTACACAAAGTCCTACTGTTCAGTTCATAGAAAAAGTTATGATTAATTCACCTTTAGGAGTAGGTGCATTTACAAAAAAAGTAAAAGAATTTAATGACGGAGTAAGTAATGCAGTTAAAATAATAGGCAATAAATATGGTAGTGGAAATGTAGAAAAAGATATTATTGGGAAAAGACTACTAGGAGGTGTTCAAGATTATGCTGAAAAAGTTCGCAAAGAGACAGATAGATTGTATGGTAAATTAGATGAAGTTTTTCCTAACAGAGTTAACACACCTAATTTACAAATTGTACAAGATGAATTAAAAGATGATTTAGCTGAAGGAGGTATCAAATCAGCTATTACCCCAGTTTTAAACATTGTGTCAGATTTACAAAAAGCATCAAAAAATAAAGAAGGGTTAACAATTCTTACTTTACATAAAAGAAGAAGTGAATTGTTGAGTATGTTAAGAAATACAAAATCTGAAGGCATGAATAATGAAGTTATTAGAACATCTATTAAAAAAGCTATTGATGCGATTGAAAGTGATATGAAGTCTGGTATTGAAGCAGTAGGAAGTAAAAAAGCATTAAAAGCATATGAAGATGCTAGTAAGTATGTTAGAGAAACAAAGGGTGAATTAAAAGGTTCATTAACTGATATATTAGATTTTGGAGATAGTGAAAAATTTGACAGAATTTTTAATTTAGCAATAGGACCTTCAGCACTATCTAGTGGTGGAGAAAAAATAAAAAAAATAGTAAAAAATTTAAAACCTGAAGATAAAAATGAATTAGCCTCTTCTATACTGTTTAGACTAGGAGTTAAAAATCCTGATGGCACTTTATTAGAAGAGGGATTTAGTCCAAGCACATTTATTACTAATTGGGGTAAAATATCCAAATCTGCAAAAGATGAAATATTTGGAAATACTGGTTTACGAAAAAATATAGATGATTTATCAGACATATTAAAAAGTTATTTAAGTGGACAAAAATACGAAAACTTTTCTAGAACTGGTAATTCTATAGGCACACTTGCCTTAGTATATCCTTTATTTAGTGGTCTTGTTGGAGCTACTGGAGCTGCCATTGGAGGCACTACTGCTGGTGTAGTGGGTGGAGGAGGATTGGCTACAATGTCTTTCTCTCCATATTTAATGAGTAAATTATTAACTAGCGAAACTTTTATGAAATCTATTATTGATGGTGGAAAAGAAGTTTTTAGAAAACCTAATTTATTAGGAACATGGTCAGGTCGATTATTAGATGATATGAGAAAAGAGGCTGAGAGAACTGGAGATTTAAGTTTAATTGATGCAACAGAAGTATACTTACACCAACTTCTTTTTGAACAACCAGTAGATGAAGATGAAACATCTGAAATAAAAGAATTAGAAGAGACACAAACAATGGCTCAAGCAGATGTACCCAAAATAACACCACAGCAACAGATAGGTAATATACAACCTACAAGACCCAATATAAATATCACACCACCCACGAACCAAGGAACACCTGCAATGGTTGCATCAGCTCCAGTATCTCCTCCTAGTGGTGGAGGTATAGCTTCTATTAATAGAGAACAGTTTGGTGGTTTATTTCCTCAAGATAATTTAGGTCAACTCATAGCTAATAGGAAAACATAGTGGACAATATAATGTTATGGAATATTTTGTTAACTGTTCTTTGCACAGCTTTTGGTTGGGCTTTTAACAAAATGTTTTTAGAAGTGAAAAGATTACAAATACTATTAAACAAAACTAGAGAAGACTATTTGCCTAGAAATGATTTTAAAACAGAATTAAATCAAATTTTAGATTATCTACGAAGATTAGAAGATAAACTAGATAGGCATATGGAGGGGAAAAATGCAAAATGAAGTCGGCATTACAGCTCTCCAACCTGAAGATATAAAACAAACAAACATACCCCAAGGTTTATCATCTAGAAAAGCTAGACGAGATGAGTTTAAACAACTAAGTCCTCAAGAACAAGAACAAAGAAGAATTCAAGGTCTTAAAAAAATTAAAAAAGATATGAAGACTGCTCTACCTTTTGTTTCGCAAGGTATTTCAGAGTTCGCCCTAGGAGTTGATTTATTACGACAGTTTGGTTTTGCTCCAGATTTAATAACACAAGAAAAATTTCTGCCTAGTACAGGAGAAACTATAGCAGGGGGTATTGCAAAATTTAAAGAGGGTCAAAAATTAGAGGGTGGTACGGATGTAGCTATTGGAGGATTAGAAACTTTATCAGCTGGTGCAGATGCAATCATATTAAGTAGTGTTATTGGTGGTCCTTTAGCTCCTATCTTACTAGCAGGAGGTGTTGCTTTTAAAGGTCTTACAAAAGCTGGGTTAGCTATTCTAAAAAGTCCAAAGGGTAAAACTTTTTTTGCTAAAATTACAGGCAACGATATACAGAATACACCAAGAAAAGATGGAGATGGCACAGAACCAACTATAAATGTTGAAAGTATTATTGCTGAAAAACCAGAGGATTTAGAGGAATTAGGAAACATAGACAATGTACCAACAGAATTTACAGGTGAATTATCAACAGAAGATTTATTAAGTGATAAATACAAAAGAAAAACAATTTTTAAATCAAGATTAAATGAAGCCATTGACACTTTGCAACAAAAAGCTACTGGTAAACAATTTTTACAAACATTAAAAAAAAGAGGTAATTTTTCAAAGGATGAGTTAAAACACTCTGGATTAGAAGACTTTTTAAATTCAGAGCAAAATAATCAAGGCTCTATAAGTCTATCAGATATTAAAAATTATATGAGTCAAAATACACCAGAGTTTGTAGTCGAAAAAAGAACCACAAGTGGAACCTCTGATGATTTAGTAGTAAATTTAGATTTTGATGAAGGAGAAGCTATACCCTTTGGAGAAAGTGGTGATTATGATTATCAAATAGAATCAGCAGAAGAGTTTATAACAGAAAACTCTCCAGATAATCCGTTAAATGAACTATTATATTTTAAAGTATTACAAAGAGATAGTGATAATGAATTAGACTTTAGTGTGCCTAAAGGCAATTTTGAACAATTTGCAAATAATGCAGTTTTAACAGGAAAAGAGATAACTGAATTAGAAAAAAAAGCTGAAAAAATTATTGAAAAAATACCCCCTTATGAATCAGCCATAGCACAAATTGATATGTTTGACCCTTCTAAAAGACAAGCAATACAAGATAGAGGCAGAAATCAATATTATATTGATGCAATATCTGATATTAGAGCAAAAGAAAAAGAAGACTTAGACAAGACAGAAATTACTGAAAAATATTTTGGAGATAATGCAATCAATGTTATTGAGAACATAGCAGAAGGAACTTATGGAGGCAATCCAGAAATGGTTTATACGGATAGAAATACTGGTTATCGTATACTGCAAATGGCTGATAATGATACTTTTATTGTAACTAGACCAGATGGGTCAGTTGTGGATAGAGAAGTTTATAGTTATGGAGAAGCAGAGGTAACAGCAACACAAGATGCCTTCGACAGAGGCGAAATAGAGTACGAGCCAGATGATGATGCAGACTATGCTCAAAGAGTTGGAAGAACTATGTTTGAAGGATATACTTCTAAATTAGGAACTCAGGGTACTTATGAAGAAGACCCTTACTATATATACAGTAAACTTTCACAAGAAAAATCATTATTTGAAAGAGAGGATGGTCATTTTAGGCAAGAAAATAATGTGGGTCATTTAAGACATTCTTTAATATCTCCAACCTCAGCACAAGGCAAGGGTAGAAGTATTTTTTTAGTGGAAGAATTTCAACAAGACCCTGTTAATGTAGCAAAAAGAGATTTTGGTGGTGGTTTTGCACCTACAAAAGAAGATATTGCTGAAATAAAAAAAATAATTGGAGAGGATGAGTTGGGTACAGGTTCGCCAAGTCCAGCTACTAGTATTTTAGATAAACAAGGTAGAATATTTAAGTTTGATGAAGATGCTGGTTATGTTTTTACGAGGATGATTGAGGGTCAAGGAACAACAATGACTAAACATCCAAAAAATGAAGAACTTTTAAAATTTTTTAAAAAAAATAAAATTAATCCATTAAGTAGAGTGGATGGAGATTTACCAAATAAAAATGATGGATATAAATTTAACTTTCGATTTGGTTTAGGACAAGCTGTTGATAAAAATCAATCACATATGCACTATGTTGCAGGAGAATCACACGCACTAGCTTATGGAGAAGCTATTAGGTTGACTGGTGTGGATAGAGTACCAGCTGAGATATTAAAAAAACCAATACAAAGATTTAATGAAATAGTAAAAGATGACCCTGAAAAATTAGGGGTTATTGAAATACCTCTTGATATCAGAGCTAATAGACCTGCTACTGGTTTAAAAGCACCTACTGAAAATACATTTCAGGCTAGATTAGAACAACAAAGTATATTTAATGAAGATTTTATAAAGGCAGTTGAAGATGAAGATGTTCAATTTTATACTATTGGTGAAGATACAATTATCGAAGGCACAACTGATAATTTAGATAAAATTTTAAAAAAAATGTATGGAGATAATTTTGAAACTTTAATGAGAGAAGATAAATTTAAAATACGGAAAGTAATACCTGAAGGTCAAACTCGTATGAATCGTAGAATGCAAGGAGATTATGCAAGTACCGAAAAAATATATTCTTCTGTAGCTGGAAGAGATGGCAACGAAATAGTATTGCCTTTTGATATAGAAGAAATGCAAAGAGCTAATCCTGATATGGCTAGTAGGTTAGAGGACTACGCATCTGGTAAGACACAAGACGATTTTTTTGATGATTTAATGTTGATAGATGTAAAATTTGGTTATCATACTGACCAAGATGCAGTAAGGCATTTTTTAGTAAATAAAGAAAACAATGATGTTTTGGGTGTTTTTATAAATCAACCTATACGACCAAATGAAACGAGACCTGTTGGTAGTAATGATTTAAAAATTCTTGATGACATAGCAAACGAAGACTTACCTTATTTTTTCCAACAAAATAAAGTTAATTTTTTTGTTAGAGATGGTGGAGACACGAAAAATGTTACTCCTAAAAATTTAAAAGATTTTTTAACAGATGAAGAAATAAGTGAATTAAAAAGAGATGAAGCAGGAAGTCTAAGTGATAAAACGAACAGAGAAGCATATTATGATGAATTTACAGATATAGACAAGACTGGTGAAGTTATTGGAGGGTTTGGCAAAAAGAAATTATATAACGAAATGATAAATAAGTATGCAGAAAAATATCTAAAAAAAATTGACCCTGATGTAGAAATTTATCGTGAACTTATGGAAAACTCTGAGGGAAATATGATTCCCACTTATGGATTTAAAATTACTGACAAAATTAGAAAACATATTTTGTTAGAGGGTATTGAAAGTTTTAAAAGAGGTGGAGCTGTTATATTTTTACAAAGTAAACAAAAAATAAAACCACAAAAAAAGTATGTTCCAACAATAACTGTAAAAAAATATGGCTCCTTTGTTGATAAAAATAAAGACCCTTGGAACTATATAGATGGTTGACCCTTTAACAGCTGGGGCTGCAGTATTATCAGGAATTAAACTTGTAAAAAAAAGTGTAGACTTTGTTAAGAGTAATATATCTACTGCTAAAGATATTGGAGATATCATAGGACACATAGATAATGCTCTAAATGGTCAACAAGAAGTTATTAAAGAAAGAGACAAAGCAAATGTCGATTATTATTCTACTAAAAATGTGGCTCACGAGATAATTAATGCCAAACTGGCAGCTGAGGCTATCGGAGAGATGAGGGCTCTTGTAAACTATAGGTTTGGTCCAGGGACATGGGACCAGATACTCCAAGAAAGAAAAAGAAGAATAGATGCAAAAAAACAAGCTATTAAAGAAGCCAAGGCACAAAAAATTAAACAACAACAAGAGATAGCAGAGTATTTAAAATATGGTTTTATTACTTTAGCTGTAATAATTTTTTTAGCAGTAGCTATAGGTATTACATTTAAATTTGTTCTGGCTCATCCACCAGAGGAAGGCGATGAAGAATCCTGCAAATTATATGAACCAAAGTATTTTTTAATATGTCTCAATGAAGGCAGGGGGTATGCTGATACACAGTTGTATTTAGACTATAAAAAAATACGAGATAATTGGATTGAAGAAGACGATATTAAATAGTATAATAGATGTATAAAAAAGGAGTACAAAATGGTAGGTAGAATGAAAACTAAAGGTATGCGAAAAATGGCAAAAGGTGGCACTAAAATGATGAAGGCTCAAGGTGGTAGAATGGCATCAAAAGGTGGCACTAAAATGATGAAGGCTCGTGGTGGTAAAATGGCAAAAGGCTATGCAAAAGGTGGCACTAAAATGATGAAAGCCAGAGTAGGTAGAATGATGCCAGATAGACCTATAGCTAGTGGTGCTATGAGAAAAGGAACTATGGCTAGACCTATGGGAGCTATGAAAGGTAAGATGGCTAAAGGTTATGCAAAAGGTGGTGTGAAAAAAATGCAACTTGGTGGAGGAATTACAGTTGCAAAACTTCGTTCTGAGGCTAAAAAAAGAGGAATGAAATTAGTTAAAGCTTAGTGCTTGACTTATGTGCGTTTAGCATTAAGATAAGATATGGCTTACCTTACTGCTAACATACCTTACTTTAAATGTTGGGTACGAAAAGAATTCACACATAACCACTCTAAATACGAAGGAGAATTCGTACACGCATTAGCAATCGCAGTAACTTGTATTCCTGATAGGTCTTTATCTTTTCAAGTAGTGTTTACTGGTTGCGAAGATGAAGACAACCGACTAGAGAGTCCTCATGGAGGTGCCATGTGGGCTAGGATGCCTGTTCAAGCACTTGTAGAAGATACAATGCTTGATGACTTTCCCTCCAGAGTTCCTAATCACTTTTGTCAACCTTGGGACTGTTCTAGTCGGTACTTCAGTATTATTAAATATGATAGAACCAGTAGCTCTCCTTGGATAACAAAAATAGATGGTGAGTTTTACAATGCTAAATATTATTTTACAATCGACTACACAAACGGAGATGAAATGACAAGTCTTGGAGATGATGTTGCTCAACATAAACAATCTCATATTCTTGCAATTACTAGTGGTGAGTTTAAAGGTCAAATGGTAGCACAACCTAATAATAGAGTAAGAGTAACTAATCCTGCACTATGGGTAACTGGAGAGGGAGCCCCTGATTTTATTCCAAGCCAATATGAGTTTTCTGCTGAAGAAGATGAGAGTTATATGAATCCAGAATATACCTTTGATAATTTGTACGCAAAAAAGAAATGAAGACCTCACTCTAAAAAAGTCAATACTTGTTCTTTAAAAGTTTTTGCAGATATTTGTATTTTGTCTTTTAAGGCTTTCAACACAAATTCATCAATAGTTTTTATAGCTACTAAATCTATGTAAGTAACTTTATCAGCCATTTGACCACTTCTGTGATTTCTAGCTTCTGCTTGTAATCTCACCTCTAAGTTAAAAGAATTATTAAAAAAAATTTGCACATTTGCTGCATTTAAAGTTAAACCATATCCACCTACTATAGGATTGCTAACTAAGAACCTCGCACCATGGACACTATTAAAATTATCTACTATTTTTGGTCTGTCTTTTGTTTTTGTTTCTCCGTATAAAGTTACAACACTATCTTCTCCAAAATGTTTTTTCAAAGTTTTTTCAATAACTTGTATAGAGTGTCTAAAGGTTGACCATATAATAATTTTACCTTCAACTTCATCAATAACTTGTAACAGTTCTTTTAACTTTGCATTATCTAATTCTATTAATTTACCATCATCAGAATAAATAAAACCTGAACATACTTGTTGTAATTTTATCAGCTCTGTAAGTTTATTATTTACAGAAGATTGTTTATCTTCTATGACTACTCTTGCTAATTTTTTTAAAGTCTCATAAGTTGCTCTTTGTTCATTAGATAAAAAAACATTTCTTCTCTGCCAAACTTGAGGAGGCAAATCTAAACAATCTTTTTTCAAACATCTAAATATGTGAGGGTCTAAAATATCTTGAAGCTGGTCTAAGTTAACATAGTACAATGGAAACTCTATTCTACGATTGCCTGAAACTGCTCTGCTTTCCATAACACAATATCTTGCTCTAAAAGTGTAGTATGATTTAAAACCTAATAATGTTTCATCTAAAAAAGCAAACTGACTCCATAAATCTAGTGGCGATTTAGTTATTGGTGTTCCAGTAAGTAATCGTTTGTATCTAACACCTTTAGCTAACTTTATTAAATTTTTTGTTCTCGTAGCAGTTCTATTTTTTATCGTAGTGCTTTCATCATTTACAATCATCATATCTAAACCATATTTGTCTATGATTTGAAGAGCTTTGTTGTAACCAGATTTATGACTAAATGCTTCTACATTCATTAAATACCAATTTAATTTATCTTTTTGAAAGTAAAATTTTTTATCTATTTTATGTTTGTAAATATAGTTATCTGCTGAAGAATGAATTTTAATTTCTTTTTCCCAATTAGTGTAAACACTATTAGGAGCCACAACAAAAACTAATTTTAATTTGTTTTCATTATATAAATATACTGAGTTGTCTATTGCTACTTTTGTTTTTCCTGTTCCTTGCTCCATGAAGTAACCATACAATCTTGATGTAGCACCTTTACGAAGAGCTTCTCTTTGATGTTCATAAGGTTGTGTTTTATATTGATGGCTCACTCATCACCTAAATAAATTATTTCTTCTTCTTCTCTATCATTAAAATAAGCTATGCAATTATCTTTATAAACTTTTTTTTCAAATAATTGTCCACCCTTGTTAATAGCTTTAAATCTATTTGCAAACCATTCTGCTATATCTTTATCTAATGTCCAACTAATTCCTCTTTTACTAACACCACCTCTGTAAATAGTAATTTTTTCTGGTAAGTTGCTAAAGTAATTTAACTCGTCATAATCCATCAACAATTTAGTATTTCTAATAGATTTAAAAGTATCTATCCATAATTGCAAATCTTCATAAATAAATTCTGTATGTATATAATGTTGTTTCACTAATTGAGTGTATTCTTTTTCTGTAACTGTTTTTTTCAGTAAGTCTAATTTATCAAAATCATCCATCATTAAAATTTCTTGATTAGTAGGATAGTTAGTCATAATATCACCTTTAAGAAAGTGGCATTAAGCCACCTTCTTATTTTCCCCCTTGTTTTGTAAGTTGTCTAAAAATTCTACTGCTCTTGAAGATTTATTAATAGCTTTAATTACTTGTTCTGGTTTATTCTGTAACTGCTCTATCCAACTATTAATATACTTTGCGTGGTCAGCTCTTACAGTTTGAGAAATACCTAATATGGCACTCAATATTGCTGAACCAGTTTCTGCAACTAACTCTTCAATCGCATAAGCATCGGAACCAAACTGACCAGAAAAATCTCTATCTAATCTATTTTTATTTCCAGTCCAATGAACCAGCTCGTGTAACAAAGTACCATAAAATTTTTCTGTGCTATGAAAATCTTTTTTATTTGGCATTTGTATATAGTCAGAGCTTGGTGAATAATAAGCTCTATCACCACCATATTGTATAACTGCTTCTGTGTTTGCGATGTATTTATTAGCTTCTGAATTATTTTTTGCTTTGTTAGGAGACTTAGACTTTTTTATCTCATACCCTTCAACTTGATTTGCATTAAAAACTGCGTGAGGTTTTAAATACCATATTTGTTTTTTTCTAGGGTTGCCATTCTCATCAAGTTTCTTTTCGTCTTCTACTGTAAACTTATCGTTGTAAAATATGTAAGTAGCTTTTTCTTTTGCCTTTACATTATACCCCATTGATTTCCACATATTATATGTCCCCCACTCATTATTGTCATACTTCTTGATGTCTCTTTCAATAAGTAAGTTGAAAACATTAAAACCAGAATAAGACTTTTTGGTTTTAGCATTTACTGGTAATCCAAATTCACTAGAGTTCCATACTTCACTTTTTTTCCAATTAGAACCCTCAGTCTTTAGTAACTCTATTAATCTATTAGCTACCTTGTTTATTATTTCTTTTCTATTATTTTTTTTAGTCATTTAATTTCTCCTTTGTATACTATTAATATAGTGATTAAATCTGTGATGTCAAGTGCCAAGATAAGATATTTTTTATTATGCTACGACCCTATTATTTTTTTTGTTTGACTTAACCTGATTAATCGTTTAAAAGTATTTTAGAAAGGAGGTCTAATGGACTTACGAAAAGAAGCAGATAAGCTAAAAACAGAGTTAAGCACCGATAATTTAGCTGACATCACTTCAGAATGTAATAAATTAATGACACTTCAAGATGAAATAAAAAAAACTGAAGAAAGATTAAAAGAACTACAATCAGAAGAAAGAAATATATCTCAAGAAGTGATTCCTAATTTATTGCACCAAGTTGGTGTAAGCGAAATAAAAACTATTGATGGTGCTACTGTTCAAGTGAAACCTTTTCTTAAAGCATCCATAACTAAAGCTAATCAAGAACGAGCTTTTAACTGGTTACGAGAGAATGGGTTTGAAGATATCATTAAGAATCAATTAGCAATTAACTTTAAAAAAAGTGAAGACAATATGGCTTCGGATATTTTTGAAGATTTAAAATCCAAAGGGTTAAATGTTAATCGAGAAGAAAAAGTAAACACAAATACTTTGACTGCAACTTTTAAAGAATTAATTTTAGAAAAAGGAGAAGCAGTTCCAAATGATGTGTTTTCAATATATCAATTCAATAAAACAAAAATAATAAGGAGTTAAAAATGAATCAAGTTACTAAGAAAAAAGAAAATTTACCTTCAACTGAAAAAATTAGTTTAAGGGAGTATGCAGGTCAGGGAACGGAGAACATAGAAGCAAAAGACCAAAAGTTACCAATTATGAGAATACTTCAATCTACTAATCCTCAAGTGCAACAAGGTAATTCTGCCTATGATGAAGATGCTAGGATTGGAGATATTTATGTTGCAGCCACTAGAAAAAATTATGGTAAAAAAATTACTGTTGTTCCTTGTCAATACATAAACACTTTTAATGAGTGGAAAGGCAGTAGAGATGGAGTATCAAGACCAACAGTTCATATGAATAAAAGTATTTTAGATAAAGCATCTAAAAGAGATGGAGATAACAGAGATTGGTTGCCTAACGGAAACTATGTAGAAGATACTGGTAATCATTTTTGCTATATTTTAGATTCTAAAACTTATGAACCTTTAGAGTGTGTTTTGATACCTATGGCATCTTCTCAAAAAGGTAAATCAAAAAGTTGGAACTCTATTATAGCTAACAAAACTAAAACTGATAAGTTAGGAACTTTTATACCACCTACCTTTAGTTCTGTTTACACACTATCTACTGTGCCTGAAAAGAACGATAAAGGTTCTTGGATTGGTTGGGTTATAGAGTTTGATAAATGGTTAGACGAAGGTAAAGATGACCATATCCTAACTGCTACTAAACAATATTATGATAGTTTAAAAGGAGCAGACCCATTAGGTTCAGTTCAGTATGAAGAGGATATTGATGTTCCTACAGAACAGCCTAAACAAGGTAAACAAAAAACACAGATTCAAACAGACGATACTCCATTCTAATGTTTGATAAACTCTCAAAGTTGTTTGAGGGTAACTTGTCTTCTTTCATTAAGTCTTCGATATCTTCGGAGACTGATGAGAGAGGAAAACAAATAGTTAAATACCTCACAATACAAGAACCACTATCTACGAAACATTGGAAAGAACACTTGAATGGAAAAACAAGAGTGGGTGTAAAACCTGAAAGAGAAGGTAAATGTAAGTGGGGTTGTATAGATGTAGACCCAAGTAATTATACAAACTACAATCAAAAAAAATATGTAGATATTATTAGAGATTATAAATTACCACTAGTGCCTATCAAAAGTAAAAGTGGAGGATTACATATCTTTGTTTTTTTAACAGAATGGTATGATGTTAGTAAAATAGCAGAAAAACTTAGTAAGATTAATGAGAAATTTTTTATGGCACAAGAAATATTTCCTTGCAATAAAGCTATGAATTTACCCTATCAAAATATGAATAGAAGTATGGAGTTTGCTTATGACGATAATAACAATCCTTTACTAATAGAAGCTTTTATAGAACTTGCTAATAATAAAAAAATTTTACCAGAGGAGTTTTTAAAATTAAAACTAAAAGAGTATGAACCTGAAGAGAGCTGGAAACAATATCCTCCTTGCGTACAAAAACTTATACAAGAACGATGGACAGGAACAAATAGAAACAATTATTTATTTAATGTTTTAGTTTTAGAGATGAAAAAAAATACAACACACTCTGTTCAAAGTATTGAAGAAATAGCTCAAAGTAGGAACACACAAATTTTTCATAATCCACTACCAAGAGCAGAAGTAACTCAATTAGCAAAAAGTGTTCATAAAGGAACTTATGATTTTCGGTGTCCTCCTAAGTCTCCTGAACTTATGCCATTATGCAATAAAGATTTATGTAAACAAAGAAGATTAGGTATAGGAGAAGCAACACCAGAAGTGATAGAGGACTTTACTAATATTACTTTTATTAGAGATACAAAGAATATTTGGTACGAATTTGATTATCAAGAACAAAGAGTAACAATCACACCAGAGGATATGAAAGATGAAAAAAGTTTTAGAACTAGATTATTACGATACAGAATTTTTTGGATGACTTTACCTAAAAGTAAAAGAGGACCTTCTCCATTTGAGTTACTGATGAAAGGTATAGTGGAGAGGTCGATAGAAGATGACCACCATAAATTTGAAGATACTTTAGAAGAAGAAAAATATAATATGTTAAAAAAGTTTTTTGAGAGTCATATAGAACAAGATAATTATGATAAATTAAAAGATGGATATGTGGTACTCGATACAAAAGACAATGTTTGTTACTTTAAAAAAATTACACTTGATAAATTTATCAAGAAACAAGGAGCAAAAATATTTAACACCACTTCGGATGCTTTACGATTATTAGGTTGCTCTAGAAAAGATTATCATGAAGGGGAGAAAAATATCTGGTATGTAACTTTACCAGAATTTATTAGCCACGAAACAATCAAACAAAAACCAAAAGAAAAAATTACAGAATTAGATGAAGAGTACCATGACAAGTTTAAAACATAAAAATTTAAGACATTTACAAAAAATTAATTCTAATAGTCATCACCATCCTTTAGAAAAAGTAAATCAACTTAAAGAATTTAAAAATTTTATCTATGGAGATATATTGGAGGTTTTTGCTGGTCAAGGTAATTTAACTAATTTTTATAAAAAGTTAGGTAATGTTACTCCTTTAACAAAAGAGATAACTGGAGACAGTTTTGAATACATTTATAAATTAAGAAGTCAGAAAAAAGTATATGATGTAATTGACATAGATGGTTATGGTTATCCTTCTAAATTTTTTCCAATGATAATTGAAATGATAAAAGATGACGGATTGTTAATTTTTACATTTCCTATTTTAGGAGTACAAAATATTAATGGAATAACTGAGCAACATTTTATAAATTTTTGGGGTAGTTATAGACCTACAGTAGGAGATGTAACTGGTAGAGTTACAGATTATGCACTAAGAGATTGGAAATTAGCAAGTTTATTATCTTGTAGAAAAATTAAACCTATATGGAGATTTATTTTTAAAATTAAACAAGAAAAAGCTACTCTATTTTGTAATGTGAGAAATAGAAAATGAGTTCAGGACTACAGAAACAAAAAGAGATACATAAAAAAACTATAAAGATTTTTGGACCCCCTGGTACTGGAAAAACTTATACTTTAATTGAACGCATTTTAAAAAAACATTTAGCAAGAGGTGTGCATCCGAATGATATTGCTTACATAAGTTTTACTAACAAAGCAGTCAACGAAGCTATCAACAGAGCTATGGAAACTTTTACTAATTTTACAATAAAAGATTTTAATAGATTTGCTACTCTTCACAAATATTGCAGAAGATATTATGAAGAGGAAGTTTTTGACCCAAAGAATTGTATGATAGATTTTGCATTGCAAAGTAAAATTATTAAATCGTCTGATAATCGTTTAGCAGAAGATGGCTTCATTTACAAAGACTGGTCATTAGGTATTTATGATAAAGCAAGAAACACGATGCAAGACCCAATATTAACTTACAAAAAAGAGATTTATAAAAAAGATTCTTTAGATGTGTATTGTAGAAAAATATCTACTTATGAACATTACAAAAAAGATAGTTTCATAGACTTTACTGATATGATATCAAGAGCAATAGATGAAGTAGATTTTCCTAAATTAAAACTACTAATATTAGATGAAGCTCAAGACTTTACTCCGTTGCAATGGTCTTTGATTTACAAAATGGTAGAAAATGTAGACAGAGTAGTTTGTGCAGGAGATGACGACCAACAAATATACGGATGGTCTGGAGCAGACTCAAAATATTTTACTCATTACTTTCCAGGCAGAAAAGTAATTCTACGGAGAACTCAAAGGTTTGGAAAAGCTATTTATGATTTCTCACAAGTTATTAGAAAAGGTATTATGAATAGTTTAGAAAAAGAATATTATCCTTCTGCTAAAGATAGTTATGTAAAACGATACTTACACTTTCGTGAGGTGCCATTACATTTAGATGGAACTTGGTACATTTTAGGTAGAGTAAATTCTGTTGTCAACGAGCTGCGGATGATGGCAAAAGATATGGGCTTATATTTTTCAGACAATAGAGGCAATAAATCTTTTGATAATAAACAATGGGAAGCTATTAAGAGCTGGACTAAAATTAGCAATGGAAAAAAAATCACGAAACATGAAGCAGAAAACATGATGAAATATATTCGTGAATTAAAAGATAATTCTTTTCGTTCTATAAAATTTTGGGTAAGTCTATCCGATACACAAGAGTATGATTTTGATGGTTTAAGAGATTGGTGTGGTTTAGATTTAAGTGATGATGCTTACAATAAACCTTGGTATGAAATATTAAAAAGAAATTTTCATACACCACAAGTTACATATTTTGTTAGGTTGTTAAAACGATATGGACAAAAGACATTGAACAACGAACCAAAAATAGTTGTTGATACTATTCACAGTTGCAAAGGTGGTCAAGCTGTAAATGTTTTATTATTTTCAAAATGTAATTGGGTGGCATCTTATCAGAAAAAAAATCCTTTCGAACAATCTGAAGAAAGAAAAGTATATTATGTTGGAGTAACAAGAGCCCAAAAAAGATTACATCTATTGTCCACCGACCATAAGTATAATTATCCTATAGGAGAAGATTATTTAAATTTTCTTAGAGGAGTGAAATAAAATTATGTTAAACTATATTTGAGGAAGAATGAAATGGAATATGTAATATTATATACAATAATTCGTACCATCATTGCGATACATAATTCAGGAGTAATACAATGAGCAAGTATCAAATCAACTATAAGATGGAGTTTAAAACTAGACCAAGTAAATTTGATGTAGAGTGTAAATTATTTGATTTGCTTAAAAATGGTTTCACTTTAAAATCAGTAGAAGAAAGTAGCACAGTAGTTAGACTTAAAAATATACAGGAGAAAAAAAATGAGTGTTTGGGAAAAGGGTAGCGAACACTACAAAGAATTTAAAATACAGCCTTCTCAGTTTATCAATAAAAACGAACTAGGTTTTGCAGAGGGCAATGTGATTAAATACATTTGTAGACACAAAAGCAAAGGCAAAAAATCTGACATATTAAAAGCAATACACTATTGTGAAATGATAATAGAAAGGGATTATGAATAATGTTTGTAAATAACAAAAAAACTGGTTCTAGGGGTGTAGAATATAGGGATGGCAGCACTAGGACTGTGATAAAAGCTATCATGCCTTTTATTCCAAGAACTGATGAGTATTACGATAAGTATGCTGTTTTTGATAAAAATTGGAAAATAGTTGAGATAAGAACAAAGGCACAAGATGTGATGGAAGAGCATATGAAATGGCACAACGAATTATTTAAAGATGAAAAACAATGAATGTTTTTAAATGTAAAGTTCCAAATGATATTTTTGACAAACTAAAACAAAAAATATCTAAAGTTGCAGAGAAAGATTTTTACGGAAAAGATTTAGCTGGTAACATTAAAAAAGAGTATAGCTTAAATGCAAACTTTCTAGAGTTAAATAATTTTTTGATTGGTAACATAAATTCATTTGCACCACTAGGAGAATATGTAAAAAAAATAGTTAAACAATATTTGCAAGATAATGATTTAACTGTAGAACTACATCTATATAATTTGTGGGTAAACTTAATGGCACAAAACGAGTTTAATCCTTTACACACACATGAAGGAGTTTTTTCATTTATAATATTTATAAATATTCCTTATGATATTGAAGAGATGAGAAAAGCCTCTCCTGGTATTAGAAGTAACTCTAATGTATCTGGTGCCTTAGAGTTTGTAAAAGGCAATAGTGATACTATTAACGATTTAACATCATTACAAATACACGCAGATAAAAGTTGGGAAAAACAATGTTTGATATTTCCGTCTACTTTAAATCATTGTGTTTATCCTTTCTACAACACAGACAGTTATAGAATAACTGTTTCTGGTAATTTAGGGTTACAAAGAAAGAGATAATATCATTATGCAATTAGTATTTCCTTTACAAAAAAAAACAATGTGGTCTCCTCCCATTGAGTATAAAGATTTATCAGAAGCAAAAGAAATCGCTATAGATTTAGAAACAAGAGACGAGGGTATTAATAAAGGTCTTGGAGCTGGATGGGCTACTGGCAATGGTGAGATAGTAGGAGTTGCAGTTGCTACAAAAGGATTTAGTGCTTACTATCCTTTTGGTCATCAGGGTGGTGGTAATTTAATTAAAGAACAAGTCTTATCTTATGTAACAGATTTGTGTGCTTTGCCTTGTAGAAAAATATTTCATAATGCTCCATATGATGTCGGTTGGTTACAAGCATATGGCATCAAGGTACAAGGAGAAATAGTTGACACTATGATAGCAGGAGCTTTGTTAGATGAGAATAGATACTCTTATTCTTTAAACGCATTATGTAAAGAATATCTAGGAGAACTAAAAGCAGAAAAAGATTTACTAGAGTCAGCTAAACTATTTGGTGTCAGTCCCAAAGAAGAATTATATAAATTACCGAGTGAGTATGTAGGATTTTACGCACAAGAAGATGCTAGGCTTACTTATGATTTATGGCAGAGATTTAAAAATGAATTGTATAAACAAAATTTAATGACTATCTGGGAATTAGAAAGAGACTTACAACCTCACCTTATTGAAATGAGAAGAAGAGGTATACGAGTAAATTTAGAAGGAACAGAAAAACTTAAAAAAGATTTTAAGCAAAAAGAAAACATAACTTTACAAAATATAAAAAAATTAGTAGGTAAAGATATTGATATATGGGGGGCTCGTTCCATAAGTTTTGCCTTCGATAAAATGGGTATCTCATATCCAAGAACACAAAAGACAAAAGAACCAAGTTTCACGCAACAATGGTTAATGGAAGATAACAATGAGATATCTAAACTAATCGTACAAGCAAGAGAGTTGAATAAGTTTCATAATACATTTATCAATAGTATTTTGAAATACGAACATAAAGGTAGAATACACGCAGAGATAAATCAACTACGCAGCGATAGTGGTGGTACTGTTAGTGGAAGACTATCTATGAGCAATCCAAACTTACAACAGCTACCAGCTCGAAATAAAGAGTTTGGAAACTTAATACGAGGTTTATTTTTACCAGAAGTAGGAGATAAGTTTTGTGCTTTAGACTACTCGCAACAAGAACCAAGAATTGCTACCAGTTATAGTTTAGCATTAGAGTTTAAGGGTGCAGAAGAAATAGCAAAGGCTTATGAAAGTGGAGATGGCGACTTTCATCAATCGGTAGCTGACTTATGTGGTATAGATAGAAAAAGTGCTAAAAGCATTTCTTTAGGGTTGATGTATGGTATGGGTAAAAATAAATTAGCAAATATGTTAGGATTAAGTTTTGATGAGGCTACCTCTTTAATAGATACTTATAATAGAAAAGCTCCTTTCTTAAAACAACTAGCTGATAAATGTATGGAGAAAGCTCAGAACGAAGGAGTGATTAGAACGAAGTTAGGAAGAAAATGTCGTTTTGATTTATATGAGCCGAAAGATTGGGGTGTGCATACACCTGAAAGATATGAAAATGCTAGTGCAAAATATGGTGCAAATAATATAAGAAGAAGTTTTACTTTTCGTAGTCTAAATAGATTAGTACAAGGTAGTTCTGCTGACTTAACTAAAAAAGCTATGTTAGAATGTGCTAGGATAGGACATCTACCTTTATTACAAATTCACGATGAATTATGTTTTAGTATTAAAAACAAAGAAGATGTAAAAGTTATTAAAAAGAAAATGGAAGACTGTGTAGAGTTTCTAGTTCCAATGAAAGTAGATGTAGCGATAGGAGACAACTTTGGTGAAACTATCTAATTCTATATTTGATTATGTATTTTGTTTTTTACAGCTTCAATATCTTGTAGGATAATTTTTCTTTTAATAGTTGTTAATGCTTTATCTAAATTAACCATTTGATTAGTATAGACACCATAATGTTTATACATCTTAGTCCACAAGTTTTCTAAAGCAATTTTCTGTTCTAATAAATTATTCATAATAGCCTTTTACTGATAATAAAATATTATCACTTCATTTGTCAACTCCTCTTGACATTTCTTATCTAGTCTTTAATATGAAAAGATAAACTAAAGGGGGCGATATGACAAAATTTATAGTATCAACTGTTCTTATTATGAATGGTCTATTGTGGTTTTATATTTACATATTAACTTTATAGGAGATAAAAATGGATTTAACGAAATGGAAAACTGTTGCAATTAGGATAGAAGATTTTTATTTATTAAAAGGCATCTGTGAAAAAAAATATAGAAAACCTGCTTCTATGATTTCCAAACTAATACACGACTACTGTGTTCATATGTCAAAGAAGGAACAAGTAAAGTTAGAGGTTTTAAAAAAAACACTTAGCAAAGATTTACCAAATAATAAAAAAGAAAAAAAATGAGTATTACTAAATCTAAAGACTCAAGTTACTATTATTTACAAAGAGCTAAAAATTTAGCTAATTGCACTAATAGAGAGTGGGACAAGTTGTCTAAAGTAAAAAGAGATTATTTTGTTGAGAAGGCTGAAAACGATTATGAACATGAAAGTGTTACAAATAAAAAATGAAGAAACTGAACCTTGGCTATTACGAAAGCATTATGCCAAAAGAATGCCTCATATAAGTTTTGCTTTTGGATTGTATCGACAAAATGATTTAGTAGGAGTTATAACTTATGGCAATCCAGCTAGTGATGCCTTGTGTCGTGGTGTGTGTGGCGAAGAGTATAAACACATGGTCATAGAGTTGAACAGACTATGTTTACAAGATAATAAAAAAAACGAAGCATCCATATTGGTTTCTCACTCTTTAAAACTTTTACCAAAACCAAAAATTGTTATTAGCTATGCCGACACATCAAAAAATCATATTGGATATATTTATCAAGCAACAAACTTTATGTACACAGGTCTTAGTGCAAAAAGAACAGAATGGAGAATAATTGGTAGTAACAAACATAGTCGAACAATAACAGCCCAAGCTTCATTAAATGAAAGGAAAACTAATACAGAAAAATATGAGTTAGTTGACCGACCAAGAAAACACAGATACATATTCTTGGTTGCTAATAAAAAAATGAAAAAAGAAATTATCAAAAAAATGAACTATAAACCTGAGCCATATCCTAAAGGAGATAACAAAAATTATGACTCAGGTGGTGATGTATCTAAACAGTTATTATTGTTGTAGTAATAATTATTTCTTGTTTTAGATTTTATAAATGGTATATCTAAAACAGTTAATGAAGAAAAAAGGTAAAGATATGGATTTTTTTGATTTAATCGAAGAAATTGTTCAAACCGATGTAGCAAGAATTGTCGACCCCTCAACATTAGACCACGATGAAAGGCACTTGTTCATAGACACAATTTATGTAGATTACTTGTACCACAAAGATAAAAAGAATTATTTTTTAACAAAACAATTTGCAAAATTACTGTCCAGCTTAATAAAAAAATATGGACACTAATGTATTTACCTTCACCTTCAGTTCTTAAAGTTTTAGGTTACAAAGTAAGCAAAGAAATATTATATCAAGATAGAAGACCAGAAGAAAATTTATACTGTTATGTTTTAATAAATTCTATAGAAGATGTGATGTTAACACATAGCGATAGAAAATCCTCTTTGCAAAAATGTGAAGCTCATAATTGGTTGATTAGTAATTCGGAAGATTTTAAAAAAGTTTGTGAGTGGGCTTTGTTAGACCCTGAATTAGTATTATATAGTTACAAGTTATCTATAAAAAACAAAATGATAAAATTTACAGCAAGACAAGTGGGTTGGAAAAGATATTATAATTTTTATTTAAAAGTGAAAACTTTTAACATAAAAGAAAAAAGAAAACATAAAGGTCATTTAAAAAAGTTACGAAATTCTGTTTTTAATTCTAGCACTAACTTTATCTCTACAATTTTTTTGTCAGTTATTTAAAGTATTCAAAGTTATAACTTGTTCTATTAGTCGATACCAAAGTAGCACCATTTTTAGTATGAAACTTATATGCCATATCTGTTTTAGGAGATAGTGTTACAAATCTTTTTGTATTTAAATTAGGTAACAAATAATTTAAAATTAATCTACCAAATCCTTTTTCATAACTCCACAATGTATAAAAGATTGTAAACTCTTTTGTATCTTCTTTTGTATACTTAATTAATTGTTTTATTGTTTTTGGTAACTTTATAGTATTAGCAGTACATACTACCGATTTGTTTGGTATCGTATAAATTCTTCTGCCCTCTGTTGTTCTAAATTTAAAATCTAAATCTCTTCTTACTGGGTCATCAGCAATAGATACCTCATACTCATTGTTAACTATTTTTAAATTCATTATTCTTTTTCTATTTTATCAGGAGTAACATCTATGATATTTTTTGCTTCGCCAATCTTAGACTCTAGTTCTTCTAATCTTTTTTCTAATTGGTCTCTACTCATTCCCTCTAAAGTAGAATGTGTAATTTGTTTGTGGTCTATATACATTCCAGCTAATTGACCAGAACGATACTCAGCATTAATAGATGCAGTAAATTGTCCTTTCTTTGCAGATTGCTCTCTTAAATCATCAAGTATCTTATATCTTCTTAGCTTGTCTTTCTCATACTTCTCTCTTTCAATCATTAATTGTTTCTCTAAGTATCTGCAAATATGTGGGTTTAAATCTGGGTTCGTTAACTTCGATGCAAGGACAAAGGCACTTTCTCTAGTCTTTGGTGTATAACCAGCTTTGTAGAGTGCATCAGTTTTTGTGATTTTACCCCAATCCTCGACTAATATGTTAACAAACTTTTTTTGATTGTCTGTTAAGTCTTTTGTCGTTCTCATTATCTTTTTTCTTTGAGCCATAACGAATCAATATTTATCATAAAATACCATAATGCACTAATATAGAAAATATTTTTTAAAAAAAAGTTGCTAGAAAAACACTCAAGTTTTTATATTTTTCCCAAAAAGTGGGAATTTTTCCCAAAACTTTCCTAGTTTGTTTTCTTGCTAACCCTATGTTTTCTGGGGTTTTTCCCAGTTTCCTAAAAAAAAAGGCGATTTTACACTATATATTTTTTTTTTTAGTTGTAAGGAAAGACATTATAGAAAAACAGAAATTTAATAAAATATTTGATATCACTAATTAGATGTGATATATTTTACTTATAAACAAAGGAGAAAAAAAAATGACTAAAGATTTATTACAATTACAAAAATTTATAGAGGGTAGCGATATCATACACGAAACAGATGGTGCTATAACTTTTGTACTTCACGATTTGTTCAAACTTAAAAAAGATGGTAGTCCTAGAAGTAAAGTAAAACTTTTTACATTTCTTGAAAAAGTAGCTAAAAAAGATGGAGGACAATTATTTGAAGATGATGGTTGTTGGTTTTTAAGAGTTACTAAAAAATTAAGAGATAGATTAGATTTAACTTCTTGTGAAGAGTTTTAAAATAGATAAAGGAGAAAAAAAATGACTAACAAATTTAAATGGACAAGCACAACAATTCCAGAAATTAAATCTGCAGCTGAAGAATTAGTTAAATCTGCTATCAAAGATGGTTGGACTTGGGACATTCTATGTGATGGAGATTACTTGTGTAAAGACACTTATGACTTTGACGAAGTTATGGGTTGCATACACGCAGTAGATGGACCAGTTGAAGCACACATAAATCACCCACACGAAAAATCAGATTGGTGTAATTTTATTATGTGTAATGGTGAGCCAGACTGTGAAGTGGCAGATTGTTATATAGGTGGTTACATTGATAGATGGTTAGAAAAACAAAATTAAATAGCATTTATTGTAGCCCTCTTCGGAGGGTTACTACAAGTGCTACAACACTTGGTTTTATATTAACAAAGGAGAAATAAATGAACATAGATATGAAATTACTAAAGAATACAATAGATGATATAAAAAGTGATGATAGTTGGGTGAAGGATAATAGCCATTCTCGTACAGAGTTTAAGGGTGTGCGTCTTGGACTCAATTTATTAGTCCATCGCTTAGAAGAAAAAATGAAGGAGAAATAAATGAGCAGGTATAAAAGTTTCTTAATGGATAGAGAGCAAGAGCTGGATGGAGAAATATACATCCTTAAAAAGAAAGAATACAAAGTGGCAAGATTATTTAAAAAGTTAATGCCTTCAACTTGGTCATATAACTATTGGATGAGTGTCGGAGTTGAGCTTAACAAGAGCATAAAAAGACTACAAAGGGAGAAGACAAATATTAGTTATTGATATTCCCTAAATTATAGTTTAGGGTGTTGTTAGTCTCTACCTATACTAAAAATTAGAGACTATCCTTTGTTGGTAGCCATAGGTTTTTTAGTCATTGCTTATGGCTATCGTTATAGTTATGGAAAGAAATCTTTGGCATCAACTTAACCAGATACAAAAACATAAACAAAATTATAAATCTTGGAAACTTACTCGCATAGAAACCTCAACGATTAATGGGGTTCCTGATGTGCATTGTTTAATATCTGGATTTTCTTTTTGGTTAGAATTAAAAGCTAATGAGGATAAGAATTATGGTCTATCAAAATATCAAATCATTTGGCAACTTGATTACATAGCTAGAAAAGGTTTTGTTTACAACTTAGTTTTCGCCCCCTCGCAGAGGCTACTCAAACTTGTAGCCATAAATCCAGCTTCATTTAGCTTCAATCATACAGATAAGACACATAAATCTGGTTTCATGGTGCTTGATACAATTAAATATACACAAGATAATTTATGTAAAATAATTAAGTCGATTTTGATTCGAAATAGTTAGTTCGCATAACACACATTATGTTAAATAAAGCCATTTGTTCCTTGTCTGTTCTCCTTGGTTTGTAAAAGAAGGCTCAGACTTTTTTTGGAAATGTAAAGTATTTTTTTTTATTTTTTTTAGGGTCGGCAAAATTTATGTTACTGTGCGTATGGCTATAGGTTGAGTTGAATACATATATATAAGAAGTAAACATCTAAATTTTTTTATGTTATAAATTAATTATGAACATTGAAAATTTAACCACAGATAGATTACGATTACAAGTAGAAAAATTACACATAGAACATATCAAATTATGCCAAGATAATTTTTTATATTTTGTTCAAGAGATGTGGCAAGATTTTATTTGCAGAAAAGAAAAAGAAAAAAGCAAATGGGGTCATCATCAAATTATAGCTAACGAGTTTTCAAACATAGCTTCAGAAAGAAAAGGAAGGCTCATAATAAATATGCCACCAAGACATACAAAATCAGAATTTGCATCTGTATATTTTCCAGCTTGGATAATTGGTAAGTTTCCAAAATTAAAAATTATGCAAGTATCACACAACACAGAATTAGCAGTACGATTTGGAAGTAAGGTTCGAAACATAATTGATTCTTCAGAGTACAAACAAATTTTTGGAGATGTAAAACTTCGTGAGGACTCCAAAGCAAAAGGTCGTTGGGAAACTAATCAAGGTGGTGAATACTATGCCGCAGGGGTGGGTGCTTCTATTACTGGTCGTGGTGCAGATTTATTAATTATAGATGACCCACATACGGAACAAGATTCTATGTCCGACTTAGCAATGGAAAGAGCATATGAGTGGTACACATCAGGACCACGACAAAGACTACAACCAGGTGGTTCAATTTTATTGGTAATGACAAGATGGGCTGAGGATGATTTAACTGGAAGATTATTGAAAGCTCAAAAAGAACCTAAAGCAGATAAATGGAAAACTATTTCTTTTCCAGCCATACTACCTGATGGAGTTCCAGTATGGTCTGAGTATTGGGAGATAGAAGAGTTAGAAAAAATAAAAGCATCTTTGCCAATAAGAAACTGGTCAGCCCAATATATGCAAGAGCCGACTTCAGAAGAAGGTGCGATTATAAAAAGAGAGTGGTGGCAACCTTGGAAAAAAGAAACGATGCCAAATTTAATTCATATAATACAAAGTTACGATACTGCGTTTAGTAAAAAAGAAACAGCAGATTATTCTGCTATTACAACTTGGGGAGTTTTTTATCCAGATGAAGTTACACCAAATATAATTTTATTAGATGCTGTGAGAGGTAAATATGATTTTCCTGAATTGAAAGCTGTGGCGATGGACAATTATAAATATTGGGAAGCTGAAAGTGTTATTATAGAACAAAAAGCTAGTGGCGAACCACTAACGCAAGAATTTAGAAGAATGGGAATACCAGTAATACCTTTTGTGCCAAGTAAAGGCAATGATAAGTTTTCTAGAGTAAATGCAGTTGCTCCTATTTTTGAAAGTGGTGCAGTTTGGTTTCCTTACGGAGAAAATTTTGCTGACGAAGTAATTGAAGAATGTGCATCTTTTCCACATGGGGCTCACGATGATTATGTTGATAGTATGACACAAGCTTTGTTGAGATATAGACAAGGCAACTTTGTTGAACTATACTCAGATTATGTGGACAACGAAGACTTGCCTCCTAAAGATTATATTTATTACTGAGGATAATTATGAGTGAAATGAAAACCAAAAAAATAGACCCATTAAGTGAAAGATTAGATAAAGCTGGAATAAGAGGAGGAGTTGGTAAAAGCTCTAGACCAACTTTAAATAAAAAAGATAAAAAAGTTATTGATGCTTTTTACAAAGGCAAAGAAGCAAGTAGTAATAAATTAATTTCAGATGGCAAAACTTTAGAAATAATGGGTTTAGGAAGACAGAACATAGCTAAAAGAGATAAAGGAGAATTTGGTGATTTTAACATTATAGCTAAACCAAGTGGAAGAACAACACAAAGCATATTAAGATATATAAAAAAAACTTTTCCAAAAGATAGAATAAAAAAAGATGCTACAAAAATGGTTAAGAAAAAAAACAAAGGTGGATTACTTGTTACACCTAAATTAGCTCAAAGAGGTTTTTAAATGATAAAAAAAATTAAAAATATATTTTCTAAAATTAAAAAAAGATTATTTGGCAAACTCTGTGAATGTATGCCTAAGAAAAAAAGTAAAAGAGGGAGACCTAAAAAAAAATGAGCTTACGAACTCAATATAAAGAACTCTCTAAAGAAAAAAAAGCAAAATTAGAAAAGCAAAGATTAGAGAGAATAGCAAAATCAAAAAAGAAAGCTACAACGAAAAAACGAAAACCATTTGGTAAAAGATTAAGTGATTTTGCTGCAGTTACTGGATATGACCCTATACAAAGTTTATTAGAGGGACCTACTCTACCTAATATAGATACACCAGATTTAGCAAGTGAAGTTCGAAGTAGAGTGGAACAACAAAAGGCTAGAATAGCATCTTCTCCAAAATTGTTTCCTATGTATTATGAAAGAGCAAACGAAGGTAATTTTATTACAGTAAAAACTAAAATAGGAAGAACAAAAAAAACTAAACTATCATGATTGAAGAAGAAAATAACCAAGAAGAGGAATCTGTTGTCGAAGAAACTGATGAAGAAGTTACCTCACCAGATACAGAAAATACTGAAGAAGTAAATGTTGAAGTAAAAGAAAACACAGAAGAGCAATCAGAACTACAAGAAGAATTAGTAGAACAAGTTAAAGATTTTTATTCAAATCTTGCTGAAGATATGGATGAAAGAGTTTTAGGTAGAATATCTAACGATTTAATTAACGATTACAAAAGAGATAAAGAGTCTAGAAGTGATTGGGAGAAGGCTTACATAAGTGGTTTAGATTTATTAGGTTTTAAATACGATAATGAAAGCAGACCTTTTCAAGGAGCTAGTTCTGTTACGCATCCTTTATTAGCTGAGGCAGTTACACAATTTCAAGCACAAGCTTACAAAGAATTGTTACCTTCTGACGGACCTGTAAGAACAGTAGTCGTTGGCGACAATACAAAAGAAAAGGAGGAACAAGCACAAAGGGTTCAAGAATTTATGAACTATATGCTTATGGAAGTTATGGAAGAATACACTCCTGACTTTGACCAATTATTATTTTATTTACCTTTATCAGGTTCAGCATTTAAAAAAATATATTATGACGAAGTAATGCAACGAGCCATATCTAAATTTATACCAGCTGAAGATTTAATTGTTCCTTACTATGCAACGGACTTGAAAGATTGTGAACGCATTACGCATCTGGTTAAAATGAGTGAAAATGATATTTTAAAAAAGCAAAGAACAGGTTTTTATAGAGATGTTGATATTTTACCTAGTAGACAAGATGATGAGGTGCAAGAAAAATATGATTCTATAGAGGGTGTTAACCCTTCTGATGATAAAGAGTATCAGTTCAATGTGTTAGAAATGCACATAGATTTAGATTTAAATGAATACGAGGTAGAGAATGCAGACAAAAATGTAAAAGTTCCTTACATTGTTACGATTGATGAAGGCTCTCAAGAAGTATTATCAATTTACAGAAACTATGATATGAACGACCCTATATTTAAAAGAAAAGAATACTTCGTTCATTACAAGTTTTTACCTGGATTAGGCTTTTATGGCTTTGGTTTAATTCATATGATTGGTGGATTATCAAAAACTGCCACCGCTGCACTACGACAACTACTAGATGCAGGTACTTTGTCGAACTTACCTGCCGGGTTCAAGTCTCGTGGACTACGAATCAGGGATGATGACCAACCATTTCAACCTGGTGAGTTCCGAGATGTCGATGCACCAGGGGGTAATATCAAAGACCAGTTTCAAATTTTGCCATTTAAAGAGCCAAGTTCAGTATTATTTTCATTATTAGGATTTGTAGTACAAGCTGGACAGAGATTTGCTGCGATTACGGACAATGCGATAGGCAATGATGCACAAAATAGAGCAGTAGGAACGACTATTGCACTCTTGGAACGAGGTTCAAGGGTAATGTCAGCTATTCATAAGAGATGTTACTATGCAATGAGACAAGAATTTAGACTTTTATCGAGTGTTTTTGGTACTTATTTGCCACCAGTCTACCCTTATGCTGTATATGGAGGTAATCGACTAATAAAAATTATAGATTTTTCGCCTGATGTTGATGTTATACCTGTTGCAGACCCAAATATTTTTTCTATGGCTCAAAGAGTAACACTAGCACAGACACAATTACAAATTGCACAATCAAATCCACAATTACACAATATTCGTGAGGCATATCGTAGAGTGTATGAAGCTTTAGGTACAAAACAAGTCGATACTTTACTGAAACCAGAAAAAATACCACAACCTTTAGACCCATCTATAGAAAATGCTGAGGCATTACGAATGGAAATACCAAAAGCTTATCCAGAACAGAACCACGATGCACATATCATTGCACATACTGCTTTTATTAAGAGTAGAATGGTACAAATTAATCCAATGGTATATGCGTTGTTACAAGCACACATTGCAGAACATTTGTCTTTTAAAGCTAGAGCTTTAATATTACAAGAGTTACAAGAAAAACCAGAAACTTTAGTAATGCAACAAGACAATCCACAAGCATTTTTGGTGATTACAGAATCTTTAGTCGCTGATAAGATTGCACAACTTACTTCAGAGCTACAATTATTAGAAAGTTCTGAAGAAAAGACTGACCCATTAATACAACTAAAACAACAAGAGATGGACTTACGAGCTTTGGATATGCAAAGAAAGATACAAGAGTTTGTAGATACTGAAGAAAGAAAGATGGGCGAGTTTGAACAAAAAATTGATTTAGAAAAAATGAAACGAGAGGATAGTGAAGAACAAGCTGAAGAAAGAATACGAATAGCAGAAGAAAAACTAAAAGTAGCAAGAGAGAAAAATGAGAAGAATTAAAGCATTACCACCGAAACGAGGTCCTAACCCTCAAGGTTTAAAAAAAGGAGCATTAAATAGTGGTTGTCCTTATCGTGAAAATGGTGTAAAAGGTAGTGATATCAAAGGAGTAAAACCTATTCAAGTTAAGGGAAAAAAATTTATCGGTGTTAAATGATAGATGGTGATTCTAGCGAATACAATTTCATTAGTGAAGAAATAGAAAAATTAAATTTAGAAGATGTAGTTCTTACTTGCGAAATAGGGTTACGAAGAGGACTTGGTTCTAAAATAATTATGGATGCTGTAAAGAAAAAACAAGTACCACATTATAGACATTTAGCAGTCGACCCATACGGAAACTTAGAATACAAACATTACGATAATGCCTTACCTTGTAAAAAAGATTACACAGATAATATGAAGGTTGAAACATTATGTGAGTTGGTCAAATATAAAGAGTTTAGTTTTTTCGAGTTTCCAGACACATACTTTTTTGAAACTATGGAACGAGGTTATCCATTTTACATAGATAGTAAAATAGCATTACTAGGATTATATTCTGTTGTGCATTTAGATGGTCCTCACACGACAGAGGCAGTAGAAAATGAAATAAATTTTTTTATGAAACGAATGGCTGATGAAAGTATAATTATTATTGACGATTACAACGAAATAAAGGTAAAATCTATAGAATGGTCTTTACAAAAAGTAGGTTTTCAAGAAATACGAAAAGGCAGTAGAAAATTAATTTTTAAAAGGAGTATATAATGGCACTAACAGCACTCATAGGACCTGCTACAAAACTAATAGGAAAATTTGTAAGAGACAAAGATAAGGCAGCACAACTAAGCCATGAAATATCTACTATGGCAGAAAAACACGCACAAGAATTAGCTCTTGCTCAAATAAAATTAAATACAGAAGAAGCAAAAGGTAATTGGTTTCAATCCTCGTGGAGACCTCTTGTTGGTTGGATAGCAGCAACATCTTTAGGAGTAAACTATCTCTTATCTCCTATATGTGCTGGGTTTGGTATTACAATACCACAAGCTGATATGTCGGTCATGATGCCCTTGCTACTAGGCTTACTGGGACTCGGAGGTTTGCGTTCTTTTGACAAGTTAAAGAAAACTGATACTAAAATTGTAAAAAAGTAGTGTGATACCTTTCCCAGATAAAAAATATAATATTATATACGCAGACCCACCTTGGAGCTTTGATACATATTCAGAGAAAGGCAAAGATAAAAGTGCAGACAATCATTATGAGTGTCAAGATTTAGAGTGGATAAAAAATTTGCCAATAAAGAATATAGCTGACGATAATTGTATTTTGTTTATGTGGGTTACTTTTCCTACATTACAACAAAGCTTTGAAGTTTTATCTAGTTGGGGTTTTAAGTATTCGACTTGTGGTTTTGTGTGGGTAAAGTCTAACAAAACATATAACAAAAATCAGTTAAGCTTTGTAAAAGAAGAAAAGTTTGATGCTTTCTGGGGTTTAGGATATTGGACAAGGGCTAATGCAGAACTATGTTTGATTGCTAAAAAAGGCTCAATAGAAAGACAATCACGAGGAGTACATCAAATAGTGTACGAGCCAATACAAGAACACAGTAGAAAACCAGATTGTGTAAAAGACAAAATTATACAACTTTGTGGAGACTTACCAAGAATAGAATTGTTTGCTAGAAGAGAAACACAAGGCTGGGATGTATGGGGTAATGAAGTATGTATGACATAGATACTTTATTAGGAATAAAAAGAATGTTACAAAAAGAAATTGATGTGGCAAAAGAAAATATCGTCTATAGTGTAGACAACTTAGAAACACTTCAGTATGCTAGAGGTAAGCTCAACGCATTAGAGTCGTTGCTACAGGATATAATGAACCTGCAAAAAGAGGAAGAATGAAACTTATAAAACCAAAAAAATATGATACATCTGATAAGGATGCTATTATACCTAAAGGCACAAAACAAACTGAAGAATATTTAAACTTAATTCCAACACCAGTTGGTTATCGTATTTTAGTACGACCCTTTTCTGGAAAGAAAAAAACTGATGGTGGAATAATCTTAACAGACCAATCTAAAGAAACCATAGAGATGACTACAGTAGTTGGGTTAGTTATTAAAATGGGTGATATGTGTTATAAAGATAAAGATAGGTTTCCTAACGGACCTTGGTGCAAAGAAGGTCAATTTGTAATTTATGGAAGATATGCTGGAGCAAGATTTAAAACTAAATTTGGAGAGCATAGAATTTTAAATGACGATGAAATCATAGGTACTATCAATAAACCTGAAGATATATTAGCATTATTTTAAGGAGATAATATGGCACAACAAAAATTAGATTTGAACAGAGAGGATGAAAAAGTTTCAGTAGGTGAGGATGCTTACGAAGAAAAACAATTAGATGTAGAAAAAGTTTCAGAGGAAAAAGAAGTAAAACTTGAAGAGGTAGACTTAGGATATACAGACCCTATCAAGAAAGAGACCGAAGCAAAAATAGAACCCAAAGAAGAAAAAAAGGCAGAACCTAAAACGAATTTGAATGAGGTTTCAGAAAGTGTTCAAAGAAGAATAGACCAACTTACCAGAAAGTATAGAGAGGCAGAAAGAAGAGAAAGGGCTGCCCTTGATTATGCAAAAGGACTACAAGAAAAATATAGTAAAGCTGAAAAAACTATAAACTCTGTAGATACAAACTACATAAAAGAATTTGATGCAAGAATAGATGCACAAAGAGAGCAAGTAAAAAGTAATCTTAAAGCAGCGATAGAAAATAATGATGCAGATAAAATTATGGAAGCAAATGATTTGTTAGCAAAATTATCTGTAGAAAAAGAAAAAGCTAGAATACTTACAGAACAAAAAAAAGAAGCTACAGAAACCAAGGAACAAGAAAAAGTTGAGCAACCTACAGTTCAACAACCAAGAAAAGAACCTAGTGGCAAGGCAAAAGAATGGGCTCAAAAAAATACTTGGTTTGGACAAGATAAGGTTATGACAAGTGCTGCATATGGTATTCACGAAGATTTAATCGCACAGGGGTTTGACCCAGAAAGTGAAGACTACTATAATGAAATTAATTTCAAAATGAGGGAGTATTTTCCTAATAAATTTGAAGTCGAAAAACGACCTCCTCAGACTGTCGCATCGGCAGGAAGAAAACAAGAGGGTCGCAGAACTGTGAAACTCACTCGTTCACAGGTAGCAATAGCTAAAAAGTTGGGTGTGCCGTTGGAAGAATACGCAAAATTTGTAAAATAGGAGTTACTATGGAAAAAGTAAACAGAAACTCACGAACATCCGAAGTGAGAGATACTAGAAAAAAACAATGGATGCCTCCGTCAAGTCTAGATGCACCTCCTGCACCAAGAGGATATAAACATAGGTGGATAAGAACTGAAACGATGGGACAAGAAGACACAGGAAATGTTTCCAAGAAACTTCGTGAAGGTTGGGAGTTTGTCAGAGCTGAAGAAATAACTAAAGCAGTAGGCAAACACGATTATCCAGTTATTAGTGATGGTAAATATCAGGGGTTAATCGGAGTTGGTGGGCTCGTGTTGGCGAGAATACCTGAAGAAATAGTTGAGCAACGCAAAAAGTATTTTATGGATAAAACTACTGACCAAATGAAAGCAGTTGACAATGATGTTCTAAGGGAACAACGACCAGAGATGCCAATAAATGTAGATAGGCAATCTCGTGTTACTTTTGGTGGTGGTCGCAAATCTTAATTTGTTACCACTTTATTTTGAACAGCCCTAATAAGGAGATATTTTATGGCGAATGTAAGTGAAAAATTTGGTCTTAGACCTTATAAGAATCTTAATGGTGCGTCTTGGAATAATGCTCAAAATAGATATACCATAGCTTCTAATTACGGAACTGCTATTTTCCAAGGTGATTTAGTGATACCTCATACTGATGGTACTATTAGAAGACACACAGCTGGAAACGCAACTCCTGTACTTGGTGTATTTAATGGAGTGTTTTACACAGACCCAACCACTAAGAAACCAACTTTTAGTAATTACTATCCAGGTAGCATAGTTGCATCTGATATAGTTGCTAATGTTATAGACGACCCAAGCACATTATTTTTAGTTGATGCTGACGCAGCTTTTACTAGAGATGACTGTTTTATGAATTACTCAGTAACAAATGTTAGTGGTAATACAGACACAGGTATTTCAAAAGTACAACTAGATGTAAGTGAAACTAGTAGCTCATTTACTTTTGCATTAATGGCAGTAGACATCTGTCAAGATGTTAACAACGAAGACACAACAACTGCAAATGCAAATATAATTGTGCGTATCAATAACCACTTTTATCAGCCTAATAATCAAGCTGATACTGGTAAGAATTAAGGAGTAAATTATGGCAATATCTAGAAGTCAATTAGTGAAAGAGTTAGAGCCAGGTTTAAATGCCTTGTTCGGACTAGAGTATAATCGTTACGAAAATGAACACGCAGAAATTTTTGTAACTGAAACCTCTGACAGAGCTTTTGAAGAAGAAGTAATGTTAAGTGGTTTTGGTTCAGCTCCAGTAAAGTCAGAAGGTGCAAATGTAACTTTTGACCAAGCTACTGAATCATTTACAGCTAGATACACACACGAAACTATCGCAATGGCTTTTGCAATTACTGAAGAAGCTATTGAAGATAATTTGTATGATAGACTAGCTGGTAGATATACAAGAGCTTTAGCTAGAAGTATGGCAAATACTAAACAAGTTAAATCTGCTAATGTTCTTAACAATGCTTTCAACAGCAGTTTTACTGGTGGAGATGGTGTGGAGCTTTGCTCTACTTCTCATCCATTGGCGAGTGGAGGTGTATTAGCTAATACATTAAGCACCGCTGCTGATTTAAGCGAAACATCATTGGAACAGTCATTAATAGACATCGCTGCATTCATTGATGAGAGAGGTTTGAAGATTGCTCTTCAAGGTGTGAAGTTAATAATTCCTAAGGAGTTACAATTCACAGCAGAGAGAATTATGAAGTCTCCTCAAAGAGTGGGTACTGCTGACAATGACATTAATGCTTTAGCCAATATGGGGATGATACCTCAAGGCTATAGAGTTAATCATTATCTTACAGATACCGATGCTTTTTTTATTATGACTGATGCTCCTAATGGATTAAAGATGTTCGTTAGAAGCCCAATTAAAACTGCAATCGAAGGGGACTTTGATACTGGTAATGTTAGATTTAAAGCAAGAGAGAGATACTCTTTTGGTTTTTCTGACCCAAGAGGTATTTTTGGTTCTCCAGGTGCAGCATAAATTCATAGATAAATCTCTAAAGGAGGGGGGAGTTATTCCCCCCTTTTTTATTCGTCTTCTTTTTTTGCTCTAGCATTATCGTATTCAAGAATCATATTACGAATAAACCCAGAGTGTTTATCGACCATATTTTCATCGTAGGTTTTTTCCCACATTTCAATTATTTCTTTTAAAGTGAATTTCATTTTATTCCTCCTATAGCTTTACGACTTGATAAATTTTCTTAGTTTTAGGTTTAACTATTAAATAGTTTTCAATAGCCATT